GTGTTAATGTTATATTAGTTCCTGCATTTAAAAATAATGTACTAAGAACACTGTTTGAATCCTCTAAGTTTACTGCATAGTTTGTACCACCAGACTGTTGACCACTAAGAGTATATGTTGTATCATTATCTATAGAACTTATTTGTACTGTATCATTACCCTGATCTATTAATGTAATGTTATTACCAGCTTCAAGAATTACTTTATCTAATGAGCCGTCTGATCCAGTTAAATCTATAGAATAGTTTACACCAAGAGCACCGCTTAATTGACCACTTAAATCATATGTAGTATTACTTGCTGCAGCAGGTGTTGGTAGAGTTACTGTTTTAAAGTTTACCTGTGTAGGGTGTCCAGTTGCATCTTGAATTATTTTGTCAATAACCTCAAATGAAGTACCAAATGCAGGTGATTCAGATGATGCTGTATCTACTCTAGTTGTATCAAGGTGAGCAATAGTTAATCTTTCTGGATTACCTCCTGCTAATAATAGTGAAGTACGTATTTTATCTCCTCCTTCAAAAACAACTATTTCATTGCTTTCTACAGTACCGGTTATACCTAAACCATCACTAATTCTCCAATCAGTAAATAAGGTTGGAAAGGTTTCTAAGTCTCCAGCACCATTAACATACTGAGTTGAATTACCTAAATAATTAAATGTAAGAACACCAGAAGTTGTAACAGGACCTCCAGAGACTGCAATTGCATTTCCATTAGTAGCAGCGTCTACACTAGTAACAGTTCCAACAAACTCATCAGAACTACTTATAGTTATAGCATTAGAACCATCATCGGTTAAAGTAATATTATTACCCTCAATAAGTTTTACTATATCAACAGTACCATCTGATCCGGTAAGTATTAAATTAACACCACCTTTGAATCCTTCACTACTATAATCATAAGTAGTATTTGAACCAACACCAATAGCTTCAGCCAACTGCTTGACTGAAATTAATTCTTGTTCAAGTTTTGGCAAGTATGCCATTACATTTAAGGAACTATCTTGTTTTGTTGATAGAACTAAAAAATCCTCTTTACCATCTTTATCAAGATCATAAGGGTTTGGTGCATATTTTTTCTTGGCAAATAATCCAATTACGTCTTGCAGTAGTGAGCCCATTGTTTTTTGTTTATAAGTACACTGCAGATAGTTTTACACCTACCTGAAATGAACATGTTATTGTTATGTTACCATCAACATCATTAAAAGCATCAACCTCAAAAGGACCTATAAACCCTGTCTCACCATTAGCTATTGCTAATATAGCATTTTCTTTTGTCAAAGTACCTAATAATGGATCAATAACTGTAGTTACAACAGGTATAACTGTTGCAGTAATTGAGTCACCACTATTGTTTTGCACATAAAAAAATTCTTTACCTGTATTTGCTAAAGTATCTCCTTTAGGATCAGGTATGACTGATGTAGGTTGTAAGCCTGATTGACTTATCTGTTGTGCTGTTAATATTGCCATAGTATTTAATTTATTTTTTTCCTTTTCTATAGCCGTTTTTAAATGCAGCTGATTGAACTGGCTCAGAAGCTTTTGTAGATGATCTTTTTATTTCAACACCTTGTGCCGCTAAACGCATTCTAGTTGCCGTAGCAGTTGCATTTTTTTTAGCCTGAATTTTTGCTGGTATAGATGTTGGATCATAATATCCATTTTCTATTTTTCCGTTTCCCTCTGGGAATGATATTTTTTTTGCCATGATTATTTTCCTTTTTTAAGACCTGTTAAAACACAACCGCCTCTTTTTGCATAACCCATAAGTCCTCCACCTTCAGCATATGAAGTCATTCTTGCTTTAGCTGCTGTTTCTTCACCACCTTTTTGTTTGTATCCTTTAGCTTTTAAAGCATTAAATAATGCTTGTCCACCTTTTTTTCCATTACCCATAATTTCTATTTTTTAATTTTTATTACTTATTGCTTTAAATTTTTCAGCTCCTCTAGAACCAAAATATGCTACATAAACTGTTATTAATAATGACTTTAATAAGTCTACCCATACTGAGTCTACTTCAAAGTCAATGTCAGAGCTGTCCAATAACATAAATATTACCATTGACAAAGTTAAAAATATCAAAGTCATTGGTCTTGTATTCTTACTAAGCCAAGAATCAGAACTCATATCACTGACCCAACGCTTACTTACTTCTTGCATCTCTACCATATCTTGTTCAAGTAGTTTTAATGCATGCTCTTTATCTACTGGAGATAAAGCCGGTTCTTTTTCTATTAAAGATTTAACCATACCTAAAACACCTGCATCAGGAAGTAACTCCCCGGCAAGACCAAGTATACTAGGGACTTTCTTTGTAAGGAACTGTCCTACTTTAGTATCTTTAAATTTCTTTTTAGGTTTTTTATCACTCATCTTTTTAGTTTAAGGGTATATTTTAATTTCAAGTGCTGTATTTTCTAGTACATTGTCTACTGCTTCACCCGTATCTACTCTAAAAGTTTTTACTGTAAATCCTGTTGTAGTTGTATTTACTATATTTGCTACATATGGAATAGTTCCATTACCGCTAAACTTATTTTGTATTTCAAAACTTACTTTATTTAGATTTGTAAAAGAAGTAGAAAGAGTAGCTTGATATGTTCCAAGGGCTACATAAGTCCAAGTAAAAGGTGAAACTCCATTATCTAAAAGCATAGTCATTGTAGGAGCAGAAGTTCCTGATTGAGTAAGAAGAGAAACATGGTTGGACCACATTAAGGACATACTAATAGAATTAGGATTGGGTGGAGTACCAACTGGTACACCTGTTATTGCCCCAATTGTAGGGGTGCTAAACATTAAAACAGTTTCACCATCATCAACAGTAAAACCAGGTCCTCCTTCTTCATCTGATACTGAAAAACTTGTAGTATACTGAGGTATGTTAAGTACTCCACTATTTAAGGTAGCTGCACCAGATGTACCTGTAGTAGTAAGACTAATTGAACTACCTCCTCCAGTAGCATTAATAGTAATTTGATCAGGTGCTTCTGCTATAGTAATATTATTTCCGGCTATTATGGATTTAAAATTAAGTGTTTCACCAACTTTGTTTTTCCATAATCCAGAGCCTGTACCTACATTAGCTGCTAAATTAGGTTCTCCTATTGTATCAATTTCTACAAAATCATTATCAGCTGACTGAGCCAAAGTTAGATTAGGACTCATAGATTTTAATGTACGGAAATATACAGTACATTCTCCTGTTACTGGATCAGTCTCTGTTTTCTGATATACTGTAGCAATATCTCCAGAAGGTTTTTCTGGTGTGTTCTTATAGTCACACTTAGTTCCTTCTACTTTAAAATCTTTTATTTTGATTAGCTTAACTGATTTATAAGGTATAGGGGATGCAACACCAGTCATATCGGGTTGTTCATTCCATTTACCTAATACAAGAACATCATCTCTTTCAGCAACTTTAGAGAACTTGTTTTGTCTAATTAAACTTAATATGTCTGTTAAAATGTTCATATAGTGTTATCCTGAGTGGGTCCAACCACCTCGTTTATAAGATTGCAATTTTTCAGTTCCATCAGCTTTTGATACTACTCTTTTAGCGTCTCCACCTTTAGTCATCTTTTGCTCCATTGAACTAAGCATAATATTATCTAATGCAGACTCTCCACCATTAGCCATTCTACATAATAGTTTTGATTTCTGTCTTGTTACTTTTTGAGGATTAAGTCCCCCACCTTTCTTTTTATATTTCATGATACATCTAACGTTAATGTGCAAATAAGTAAATAAGCTTTTACTGTAGTATAGTTATATGTTTCATCGGGTCTCATTATTTCCCAGCCTAAAGCTAGTCTATCATGTGGCCAATGAAACGCTATCTCTAGTTCCCAATCTCCCATTATATTTTACTTTTAGTTTTTTTACAAAGACCTTGACGGCAGTGCCCTAAGCATATTTTACCCCTTGACAACCATTGTATTAATAAACATACTTGTCTCATCTATTTCTTTTTTCCTTTAATAGCTTTGACTACAGCTTTAGTTCTTTTCTTGGTTTCTTTAGCACCTGCAATAACTTTTTCATCAACTTCTGTTTTAGACCAAACCCATTTCCAATAGTCTTGTAAGCTAAAAGTCCATAACACATGTAGTATTTTTTTTATCATCGTATTTAATTTTAAAGTACTATACTAATAATATACAAATTTTGATTAACCTAATCAAATATATTGGTATATTTGTCTACGGTCAGGTAGATAACTATATAAGTAATATACAAAAATTCTGACAAAAACCTTTAATTAATATTTTATGAGTAAAGTAAATCCTTTAGTATTTAAAAATAGATTTAACATTGAGTTTTTACCAACAGAAACACTGCTTGGTTTTAAAACTGTAAACTGTGAAGTTTTATGTGATGATGATAAATACCGTTGGGTCAACGGTTTAGAGATAGGTCTTATATTTTTAACATTATCTTTTGTGAATATTAGGTTATAATCCTTTCATATAAGATAATTTTTTTTTAAATTATATCTATCTGACAGCTGCATTCTTCCAAAGAGGGGTGCGGCTTTTTAATCCTTAATAAATTATACAATGAACAAAGACATCTTTAAGCCCAGAGTAAATATATTGCCTTATGAATATCCACAACTATTAGCATACAAAGATGCAATTAGACACTCCTACTGGATTGATACAGAATTCAACTTTACAGAAGACATACAAGACTTTAAAGTCACTATATCAAATGAAGAAAAAGATGTGATTAAAAAAACAATGCTTGCTATTGCACAAATAGAAGTTAATGTTAAAACCTTTTGGGGAGATCTTTATAAGAGAATGCCAATCACAGAAGTGGGTGATGTAGGCTTTACTTTTGCTGAGTCAGAAGTGAGACATAAAGATGCCTACGCCAGACTGCTTAGAATACTAGGATTAGAAAAAGAATTTCAATCAGTAGTTGAGGTACCTGCAATAGAGGGTAGACTTAAGTACTTAAAAAAGTACCTAGATGGTACACGTTCTAGAGACAATAAGATGTATACTAAGTCTGTATTGCTCTTCTCTTTATTTATAGAGCACGTAAGTTTGTTTAGTCAATTCTTAATTATGATGAGCTTTAACAAAGAAAAGAATGTACTTAAAGGTATATCTAATGTTGTTGAGGCCACCAGTAAAGAAGAGGAGATACATGGTAATTTTGGTGCTGAGATTATTAATATAATCAAAAGAGAAAATCCAGAATGGTTTGATAAAGAATTTGAAGATTTGATCTACTCTGCATGCATGAAAGCTTATAGTGCAGAGTGTGGTATACTTGATTGGATCTTTGAGAAAGGAGAACTTAGTTTTCTACCTAAAAAAACAATACAACATTTTATAAGAAACAGATTCAACAACTCTTTAGATAAGATAGGTATGAAGCCTATATTTGAGGTAGATGAAGAACTATTAAAATCAGTAGAATGGTTTGACATAGAGATAACAGGTACCAAAGAAGGAGACTTCTTTTACAAGAAGAGTGTTGACTATAATAAGAAAAGCAAGAGCATCACAGAAGATGATCTATTTTAATAATTACATAATGAATACAGAACAAACAACAGGTAATACCCAACTAAATACAGAAAGAGGAAACTTTAATCAAAGAGTTTCTAAATTTATGATGTTGGGTAAATCTAAAAAGGTCCAGTGGGACAGTAAAAGAAGAAACAGAACAATTTAAATAAACCAACATGGAATACAATAAATACTATTGGCTCAATGAGGATAGCCGTACATTTTTATCAAGAGGATATATATCAGAATCCCCTGAGCAAAGAATAAAAGACATAGCAATTAAGGCTGAAAAGTACTTAAATATAAAAGGATTTGCTGAGAAATTTGAAGATTATATGGCAAGAGGATTTTACTCTTTGTCTACACCGGTATGGATAAACTTTGGTAAACAAAAAGGTTTACCTATAAGCTGCTACGGATCTAATGTAGATGACAACTTAGATAGTATTTTAAATGCAGGCCGTGAAATTGGAATGATGAGTAAATATGGGGGAGGTACAAGTGCTTTTATTGGCAACATTAGAGCAAGAGGAACTGAAATATCTACAGGTGGTTTTGCTGATGGTCCAGTGCACTATGCTAAGATTTATGATACTGTAGTAGATGTATGCAAACAGTCTGAGGCTAGACGTGGTGCTTGTGCAGTATACCTACCTGTTGAGCATGCAGACATCTTAGAGTTCTTAGATATTGGTACAGAGGGTAACCCTATACAAAACTTACAGTATGGTGTTACAGTTACTGATCAATGGATGATTGAGATGAAAGAGGGAGATAAAAGCAAACGTAAAGTATGGGCTAAGATTATTCAGAACAGAAGTGAATTTGGATTTCCTTATGTTATGTTTAAAGATAACTCCAATAACAACTCTCCTTATAAAGAGCTTGGAATGGATATCACAGCATCTAATTTGTGTTCAGAGATTCAGCTTCCTACTGACAGTTATAATTCTTTTGTATGTTGCTTAGGTTCTATTAACTTATTACACTGGGACCTTATAAAAGAGACTGACGCAATTGAAACATATGTATATTTCTTAAACGCAGTAATGGATGAATTCATTATTAAGTCTGAGACTATGCCCGGTATGAAGAGAGCGTTTAACTTTGCTGAAAAGCATAGAGCAATTGGTCTTGGTGTATTGGGATACCACTCTTTGTTTCAATCTAATCTGCTTGAGTTTGACTCATTACAAGCTAAAGGATTAAACAGTGAAATCTTTAGAACACTTAAAGACAGAAGTGAGATTGCTTCTAGAGAGTTACATAATGAGTATGGATACACATCTCTTAGAGAAGGATATGCTAACACTACTCTTATGGCCATTGCTCCTACTAAGTCTAGTTCATTTATACACGGTGCTGTGTCTATGGGTATAGAGCCTATCAAGTCTAACTACTTTATTAAGGACCTTGCTAAGTCTAAGACTATTTACAAGAACCCATTTTTAGAAGAGGAACTTGAGAAGTATGGTCTAAATACAGACAAGACTTGGAAATCTATCCTAAAGAAAGATGGTAGTGTACAACACTTAGATTTTCCTACTAAAGCAGTGTTCAAGTCTTTTGTTGAGATATCTCCAAAAGAGCTTGTACTCCAGGCGGCACAAAGACAAAAGTATATTGATCAGTCACAGTCATTAAACTTGATGATAGATCCATCTGTCTCAGCTAAGGATATTAATAAGTTATATATGTATGCTTGGGAAGAAGGTGTGAAAACTTTATACTATCAATTTAGTAAGAGTAGTGCACAAGACTTTGCAAGAAACATTTTAGAATGTAGTAGTTGTGAAGGTTAGGTTATTATTACTGTTGGTTTGCCTAGGTTGCAAGCCACAGTATAATCCTGATAAGGATCCGGATGTATTAGACTGGTATGTAGATGAAGGAGAGCTTATTATTTATACTAAGCAAGACTCAATACAAGATGCATATGATAGAGCTAAATATATTGACTCATTAAAAAAGGACTCTATTTTCTAGGTCCTTTGTGGTTATCAATTCTATCTAGGATTTTATTAAGCTCATCTGTTTTTATCAGCCCAGCCATAGAAGCATTCTTTAGTGCACTTATAATCTGAAGTACCATAAAGGGAACTATAATTACCTCGGATAGCCAAGCTGTACCTGCAAAACCTTTTTCTATCATAAGAATAACGGTCAGGATAGCTAACCATGTGAAAGTATTTTTTGTTATTCTTAGAGCTTTATATGTTTTAAACCCTTCTCTTTTACAGCCTGCCCAAACTCCAAATATACCATCTAACCATAATACTGAACAAACAGCTAAGTATTGTTCCATGTTTTCCATTGATAAATCAAAAAAGTACGTACATAAATACGTACAAAATGCTGTTATGCTCACTATGAATAATTTAGTTGTCATTGATTAATCTCATTTTGCTTTAATCCAAAAGGTTTATACTATAATATACATAAATTATACGTCATACCTAGGATTTAAACCTGTTAATTTGTCTTATTTAATATAGAAGCTTTCAAGTTTTTCAAAGTTTTTCCATTTTTGTAAAGTATATAATACAGGAACTACATCATAGAAGTTTTTTTCTAGCTTCCACATACCTTTCTTAGGTTTGTTTTGATATACATATTTACTGTTTTCACTAAATTCTTTATCACTATAAACTAGTAAACCAAATCCAGTACCAAAAGTAAGGTCAAGTAATTCACCCAGCTCTCCAAGAGTTCTTGTAGCAGCTATAGGAGATTTTAACATCTGATATACCTGTTGGTAACCACCTAGTGTAGGTAAAGGGTTAAAT